TATCTCTTTGAGTGCATACATCACTTTCTTTCGATGTTGGAACAGGTTCTCAATGAACCATTCGTGCATGTCCTCCATCGCTTTGTTATATGCTGCCTCATAATCATACGGGATAAACTGCATCCCTCTTTTTCTTGCCATCTGACACAATCCTCCTGTTATGTTTTCGTAGACTTGTTAGTATCTATTACAAGGACGACAAAACCTCCGAAAACCCTTTGTTTTCCCGACCTTTCCGGTCGTTTTTGAGTTGCTTTTTCGTGTCAGATTTGATATAATATTCTTAGTTTGAAACATATCAATCGACACCGATTGACACACGGATGACCGTTCGCAGCGGTCATCCGTTTTTTTGTCTTTATGCTGCTTTTTCTTTCTTTGAGACGCTCACGGTGATTTTCACCTGCCCACGTTCAGAAATGATTCTCGCTAATGTCTCATAAAATTTCTTGATGTTCTGTTCACTCACCTGCTGCACCTCCAATCTATTAAAAAGGCTCTTGCCTGTTGTTTTCGTGTTCGGTTAGGCGGTCGTTGCAACCGCCTCTTTCTGCTCCCATCTGCGACGCTCCTCAACTTTTCCTGCTGCCTTGCCCTCTGCGTATGCAGACATGACCATGATTGCCATTGATTTTCCCTCAAGGTCAGAAATATTCATGAATCTTTCTGCCATGTTCTCGATTGCCGTCTTTTTCTCGTTTCTCGTCATGATTCAACACCTCCTCTGTTGATAGTGTTTTATGTGATTTCCTGCACTGGTGGTTCTCTCGGTCTCTGCATCCCGTCCACCTGCTTTCCGGCTTTGTCTACCGTGTTATGACTTTTCACCTTAAAAAATCATTGAAA